CTAAAGCCCCCTACGGCAAGCAGTCCAGCGGGAGGCGAGCAAGAAAAAGCCCCCGGCAATATGTCGTTGTGCCGCCGCAAGCGAGAGCGCGCGTAGAGAGATGCACAACATGAAGCAATCGCCGCCCATGCCAGCCCCCGGCGCGACGCGCAAAGCTCCGTTAGCAGAATCGTAAAGAATCCGACCTCGACGGAAACGCCCGCGAAAATATGTAGTGGTCCTCGCCGCGCCTTTGACTTTAACCAAAGCCGCTTTACGAGCGGAACGAAAAAAAGGAGCTAAAAAAATGCAAACAATCATAGCACAAAAAGCAACAACGATAATAAAATGCGGATTCCTGTTAATGACAACACTGGTATTAATCCAAAAGACGCGCGTGCAAACCCATGCACACGAACCCGCGCACAACATAGCCGCAATACTGCAAGAAGCACGCCCCGACCAATTCACCCCTTCAAGAAGGGTGCAAGCCGAGGAAACAATGTTTGACTTTATAAGTCAAGAAATGCGTCCGATATCAGAAATCCTCGCGAGGTGACCCCATGCAGGAACTAAAAGAAAAAGCAAAGTTCATCGTAAAAAATCACAAATACGAACTGCTGATAATCGTAGCGATAATCGCCCTATACGGCGCGGTGCTGGTTCACAACGCCAACGCAACAGAACCGCCAGCCCATTCCGAAACCAACACAGCCACAACGCAATTTTTTTGTATTGAATGCTGGGATGACAGGTGCGACGGAACGTGGTGCATACCACACACCCCGCCGCCGCCGTGCTGGAGATGCGGAGTAGGGGGATGCGGAGCAATATTTTGCTGCGACATCTGTGGTGAATTCCAGTGTCAGGGTGACTGCACAGGAAATAACGGCGATACGGGGTTAAAAGAATATATCGCGAGGCTATACCAAGCACAAATAGAATACAACCACTGGAGTTTAGCCCTAAAGGGATTAAGCATCGGGCTACTCGCGGTGTTGGTAATCGCAGTGACGTGGGGGAGGGGATAAAGTGACACCAATCATAACATACGCGCAAATAGTAGGTTTCGGCGCAGGAATGGGAACAGCACTCGGCGTGATGCTGTTTCTTGCAAATTTGGTAATAAGAAGGGCTGTCAGTGTTCTCGGAGGATTGTTAAGTTGAATATAGTTTGACATAAAATACGTCGTGCGACTAAAGACGCGAGAAGTCGCGAAGAAAGGAGGAAAAAAAATGGACGGATTGGACATCGCAACAGGGTATTACGTTGTAGAAACAGCGGCAATCGCTCCTGCCGCCGCACCTCTTATAATCGCCGGAGCGGGCGCGGCCGCAACAGGAATGGGCGCAACGGTGGTAACAATGCTTAAATACGTTGCAGTCGGAGCAGTCGCAATAGCAACGGGAACAACTGTAATACAAAAGGCAGTAGAGGGATTCAGGCAAATCGGTTAAAAAAGCTACGAAGTAAGCAAAAACAGAGAGGCATAACACACGGCGTACGACGTGTTTATGAATATAGCGTGCGAGGAAAGGAGGAGCGAGATGCCGGATTTTAATTTACTGACGGTTGTGACCGAAGGTGTCACGGGAATTCAAGGGCAGGTAATGTCTATTCTTCCCGTGGTAGGTGCGGCGGCACTTGCAATCGTGGGTGGATTCATCGGAATCCGCTTGGCAATCAGAGCGTTTAGAGCAATAGGCTAAGAACGCAGAAATCAACGGAAGCGCGGAAGGGAAATAAGTCCGCGCGTACATAAAAAAGGAAGGGGGAGGGAAAACCGTGACGAAAAAAATCAAAACCGCATCAAAGCAAGCCATATGCCTAATCGCCGCCACACTGATGTTTTTCGTCGCGGTAAATCCTCCCATCCAAACACGTGCGGCAACAATCGTAATTGGTGGCGGAGCAGTAGCCGTAGCCGGAGGCTTGGGCTACCTTATCGCCGCCGCCGGAGGCGTAGGGATTGGAGCGGCGGTATATGGGGCATATCACAATGCAGAAGAAATAAATGCATTAAATCAATTAATGGGTCAAAACACCGGAGCAGACCTGATGTCACGAAGCGGAATGACGGCAATTGAATCAGTAGTGCAAGTAACGCAATTACTAAGCCGGCGAAACGTACAAACACCCCAAGGCGCGGTCGAAGTCCCGTTCCTCTCGACGCAAACAACCTTCGGCAATTTCGAAACCCTGCTAACCGAAGCCCGCACCCCATGGCAAAACCTGCGAGGAATGCAAGAAGCCGCCACCGCCGGAGAAAACTACTTCTTCTGCTTCTTCGACCAAACAATGCGCCCGATACCCCCCGAAGCATTAAGAGCCTTCACCCCCGCACCCGCACCGCCGCATCCGTTATATATTGGGATAATCGGTGGTTTACCCATAATACAATGGTCAGGCAACAGTCAACAAATGATGGACGCACAAAGGCAACATGCGGTAGAAGAAGTGTTAGTAAATGGGCGGTTGTATAGCTTTGGCGATTTACAAAATAATGCGGTAGATATATTTGAAGATGGAAACGTAATGGGAACAGTAACGGTACATCAAGACTTATGGAGAGTGCCGACTGGTTTTGTCGGTATATATGACGCTATTTATGGCGTAGTGAATTTATTTTTTATACAGCACGAAATAGCAGGAAGAAGTAGTTGGAGAGATTCCGTCGCTTCAGATGTATTTAGAGGGACAAACCAAGAAATAACGCCGCCGATAACAACCACCCCCGACCTAATCATAACCACCACCACCCCAAACATATTAGACAACCTCAACGCTGTAATGGACGAATTTCGCGCAATAGCGGGAATAACCGACGCAAACGAACCGATTATATTAAACATTCCATATATTAACCGAGCAGATTTCCCGTGGGTAGGCGATGACGCATGGCCCGCATTTCTGCAAATGCTGATAAACTCCATGACCCGCCAAGACCTCGTAATGAACCCCGCCGACGCCCAACCCCTAATAAACAACCCGGATATCCCGCAAATAGTCACAAACACCGAAGCCCCGCCGATAGAATTCCCGCCGCTCCCGGATATAGATTTAAGCGGAATTTTGCCGGCATTGGGTTCAATAGTCGCATTTTTACAATGGATTCCGGAAGCGACTGTAGCCGGAATAAGTCTGTCGATAGACGCAGTCCGTTCGACAGTGCAAAACGTAACGACCACGATAGATACGGCACTTGCTCCGCCACTTCGGGAGATACGAGATTTTGCAAGCAACATCCGCGACGCCGTTACGGACGTAATCGTTCCGCCGTTAGAAGCCGCCCGAGATTTTGCGGGAAATATATCTGATGCCGTTACGGACGTAATCGTTCCGCCGTTAGAAGCCGCCCGAGATTTTGCGGAAAATATATTTGATGCCGTTACGGATGTAATCGGCCCGCCGCTGGAAGCTATTCGAGACTTTACGAATGATTTTGCTTTGAGCGGACTGCCTGAAGTTGCGCGAGATATATTGCAATCAGTGGGGGCAGTGGGGACAACGATAATAGACGGTTTAAGAGTACCTCTTGAAGCAGTGCGTTCGACAGTACAAAACGTAACGACCACGATAGCCTTGTCAGTTGCCCCGCCGCTGAATGCAATAAGGGACAGGGCGGCGGACATATACGCAGGAGTAATCGCCATCCCCGGCACGATAATAGACGGCTTAAGAGTGCCTATTGAAGCAGTGCGTTCGACAGTGCAAAACGTAACGACCACGATAGCCATGTCAGTTGCCCCGCCGCTGAATGCAATAAGGGACAGGGCGGCGGACATATACGCAGGAGTAATCGCCATCCCCGGCACGATAACCGATTTTTTAAACCCACCCATCGACAGCCTTCGCGGGTGGCTCGAAGGAATGCGGGCGCGAATGCTTGCGCTTCCGGGTGCAATTGCCGGAGCGATAGCGGCTACTTTAGTAGGAAGCATGGAATTCGATACATCGAGATTTGAACAATCGCGCGGGTGGCATCGTATTTTTCCGTTTTCTATTCCGTGGGACATACGGAATGTGATAGAAGCTATACTTGGAGGCTCGGCAGGACAAAGACCAGCCCCGGTGATAACAATGGATTTTAACCAAGCAGGGTTCGACGCAGTGGTACGAATTGATATGGCAGATTGGGAGGTAGTCGCGCAGGTGTTGAGGTGGGGAATTGTAGTCGTGTTTCTTATGGCATTTATGGTTGCATTGGGAAGGAGATTCCAATCATGACGGATTATTTGTTCCCCGATTATGCTCCGCAAAGAGAGGGCGTCGCAACACGGATAATACAGGGTGTAATTGATATTTTTGCAAATTTTTTGGACAGGGTAGAATCCATGTTGCCTATAAGTCCATTTAGTGATATGGGGCGATTTGTCCCTGAAAATCCTTTGATAGAATTTGTGTTGTGGGTTGTCCCAGTGGGGCAGATATTAGCGATTATAGCCGTGGCGTTGCCGACAATTGCGGCAGGTTATGGGGTTAAAATTATAGCGCGTTGGGCGAAAGTGATAGGTTAGGGACATGGTCAAATTTTATTCAGGAACACCCGGTTCGGGCAAGTCGTACCACATGGCGCAAGAAATATACAGAACGTTGCGCAAGCGGAGAAATGTAATCGCAACGGTCGGTATCGACCTCGATGAAGTGTCAAACAGGGGGCGCAAGAAAATCGGCGAATTTGTCTATGTTCCCATGGAAGACCTTACGCCCGAATTTTTGTGCAAATATGCAGTAAAAAATCACGACAAGGGCGTCGAAGGACAAACACTTTTAGTAATAGACGAATGCCAAATTATTTTCGACTCGAGACAATTTCAGCAGAAAGAGCGTCGCGACTGGGTGTTATTCTTCTCGCGGCATCGGCATCTCGGCTACGAGGTCACGCTGATTTCGCAAAAAGACCACATGATTGACAGGCAAATTCGCGGAATGTTCGAGTACGAATTTCGGCATCGAAAGGTCAACAATTACTGGTTTTTGTATATGTTGCCGTTTACGGTTTTCGTTGTGACGCTGTATTTGTACGGCGGGAGACACTTGAAAATGTCTCGCGAGTTTGTGCTTTATCGAAGAAAGGTCGCAAGGATTTACGATTCGTACACAATGTACGATGACTTCTTTGACGAGTACGCAGAGGAGGTAGACGAAGAATGTACGAAACAGGAAGATACGACTGGGGCTTGTATGGAAGGATATGTCGAGCCAAGGCGGGGGATATTGGCGGCGATGCGTCGTTTTTTCCTCGGAAATTTCACAAAAGCACCCCTAAAATCACCTACACAGGCACTGACGCAAGACGCGCAGTGA